TTTCCTCACGATGATTGTTCTGGTCCGGGAATACCTGACTATAAAGGAATTTTAAGAGCAAGGGGGGAGAGATGAAGACATAATGTATATCATTGGCGTAGTAATCCCGGTAATAGGTATTTTTGGAGCGGTAGTCTGGGGGCTTCTAAGTGAGAAGAGACTCTTAACCAAGATAATAACTACCGGGATAGTAATCCTGATAATGACAAGAATTATAATATGGAATATATAGAGCAAAGAGTAAGGCAGACATTCAAGGACTTGGAGATAGAGATAGATTCTCTTGATGATATATTAGAAATTGACTCCTTAGAATGGGTTGACTTGGTTTTGTATCTCGAAGAGGACTTTTGTATGTCAATAGTTGATGAGGCTATTTCGAGTCTAAAAACAGTTAGAGATATAATCCAGTATGTAAAGGTAGAAAGCAATAGATTGGGCCAGGCGTAAAGCAAACTTAGAAACTTATATAATGTCTGTGGCGGACAAAGGGAGGTAAACAGATATGGGATGTGATCAAAATACAGGAGTTTTTAGAGAACTTGGGCCAGAAGAAGAGGCTAAAGAAGGAGAGGCAGCTTTCAAAGTTGGCGAGATCCTCGAGATCAAAGGGTGTACTTTTGAAGTTGTAGCAATCCACGCAGATCCTTTTAACAAAATTGTCTTGGGGTCAATACCAAAGCAACTAGAAGAGCCAAAAGCAGAACAGGAAAAAGAAGATCCAAAGGTTACAGAAGAAAAAGCAGACGGAGGACCGGAACAAGAAAAATCTCCAGCTTCGGAAGAGGCACCAGAAACAGCAAAGGATCCAGTATAGAATTAATAATAATGAGATCCGCCACAAACATTTTAAAAGGAGAAAACATTGGACTATTGGGATAAAAAGATGATAGAAAGTAATTGGGAAAAATAATAATATCAGGCTGTGGCACCTAGCCATTAGGTGTTATATACTTAGAGGTTTTACCCATTCCTCGAAGACTTGCAGGTGAAAATCCTGCCAGCCTTGTTTTTATAAGGAGAACAAAGTAAAAATAATCAGAGATTTTCAACCCTAAACCTCAAATATACCACTTTTAAAACACCATTTTCAAGCAACTAAAAATATAAACCTACACTATATATTTTTATCTCAACCAAAATAGTACCTAAGTCTATGCCCCTAAATATGTTATACTTTATACGTAAGGGAGGGCAAGATGTGAAGTACACATCCACAACCAAAAAGCTGACTAAACGAGACGTAAAAAGCGTGAGTCAAACAGTCGTTGCAATAGAAGGTGGCACTCTTCAACCTTCTGTGGTCAGTTTGTTTTTATAATAATATTATAGAACAAAAGGAGTAACATGGCATACGGAGCAAAGAAAGGGGCAGGCAAAGGAAGTGGCAGACCAAGTGGTGGTGGAAGAAATAAGAATACAGGCGGATGTAAGTCAGGTGGTCCGGGAAAGGGTTTAGGAAATGGACGTGGTGGCGGAACAGGAAGAAAGAAATAGTTATGTTTAGCTCAAAAGATGTAGATAAGATGTTTCAGGGGATGAAAGACGGAAGACTACCGTATAAAATAGTTAGATTTATAGGGCAGAGAGGAGTTGCTATAGATTTTAAGAATGGGTTAATAATGGGATGTGTGTAACATTAATGAATATAAGGGCTTATGAACGAAGAAAGTAAAAAGATAAAGATAGACCAGATATTGACTAGGGGAGAACAGATCCAAGTTATTCAATGGTGTGTTGAATTATACCAGAATCAAGAGATAGCTGACATGGTTTTGGAAAAGTTTGACAAGAAAATATCTAAACAAGGTATTTGGCGATATCGTGGATCTAAGAAATGGAGGCCAATAATAAAACGCTTAAGAAAAGAGTTTGAAAGAAATCTTTGCAGAATACCTTGTGCTAACAAGGCTTATCGTCTTAAGTATTTACAACAAGTAATAACAGCAGGCTTTAAATACGCAAAAAAGAAAGTCTATTATAACGAATCAACAGACACAACCGAGACAACTTACGAAATGGATATTAGATCTGTTACCCAGGCCCTTAAGGAAGCTCGTAAAGAAGTTGAAGGGGAGAGAGCATTTATAGATAATTCAAAACATTACCATATTTCTGCTGAGAGATTACATGACGCAAGGCAAAAAGTATTTGATAGATTGAATAAACCGGTGGCAGAGTTATTTGATGAAGTCAAACCTACTTGAAAAAGACTTAGATACTGAACAAGAGCTTATAAATGACATGGCTTCATTTACTAGGGATCCTCTAGGCTTTGTAGATTATGCTTTTCCTTGGGGTAAAGGCGAGCTTGAGAAACATGATGGTCCGGATAAGTGGCAGATCGAGGAGCTTACCAGAGTAAGGGATAGCTTAAAAGCTAATCCTTTTATGACAATTAGAGAAGCTATTGCTTCCGGGCATGGCATCGGCAAAGGTGCTGAGTCTTCTTGGCTCCTTCTATGGGCTATGTCAACTTGCGAAGACACAAGAGGAATAATTACCGCAAACACAGAAACTCAGCTAAAGACCAAATCCTGGGCTGAATTATCCAAATGGTATCGTATTTGTATTACTAAACATTGGTTTACTCTTACAGCTACAGCATTATTCTCAGTTAATCCAGAACATGCTAAGACCTGGCGTATTGATATGATTCCTTGGAGCGAGGATAAGTCCGAGGCTTTTGCTGGTTTACATAACCAGGGCAAGAGAGTAATCCTTATATTTGATGAGGCTAGTGCTATTTCCGACAAAATATGGGAAGTATCAGACGGAGCCTTAACTGATAAAGATACAGAAATCCTTTGGTTTGTCTTTGGTAATCCTACTAGGACCGAAGGTAGGTTTAGAGAATGTTTCCGGAAGCTTCGCCATCGATGGGAACATCACCAGATAGATTCCCGATCTTGTAAGATGACCAATAAAGAAGAGCTTAATAAGATGATTGAGGATTTTGGAGCTAGCTCTGATTATTGTAAAGTAAGAGTCCTTGGACAATTTCCTAGTGCATCGTCTAAACAGTTTATAGGATCAGACATTGTAGATCTAGCTATTGGCCGGAAGATAGATCAAAACGAATACTACTTTGCAGCTAAAATAATCGGGGTAGATCCAGCCTGGTCCGGGAAGGATGCTACTCTTGTTTATATGAGACAAGGCAATTTTGTTAAGTTTTTAGGTCTTTACCGCAATCTTGAGGATGATTTTAAGATGGCTGGATATATTGGTCAGTTTGAGGATGAAGAGCAAGCTGATGCAGTCTTTATAGATTATGGCTATGGAACAGGAATATACAGTGCTGGCTTGCAATTAAATAGACATTGGATGCTTATACCCTTTGGAGCAGGTGCTACTAAACAAGGGTATTTAAACAAAAGAGCTAATATGTGGGGAGACATGAAGGATTGGATGAAAGCTGGAGGATGTCTTCCAAAGCGTCAACAATTAGCTGATGATCTTGTTGGCCCAGAATATGAAATCCTTTCAACAGGTGCTAACGCTGGGAAGCTTAAGCTCGAATCAAAGAAAGATATGGATAAGAGAGGTATTCCTTCACCGAGTGAAGCGGATGCTGTTGCGATAACATTCGCACATCCGGTTATACCAAAGAATAGATATCAGGGTAAAAGGGTTGAGGGAGTAAATGTTCCTCAGTCCGGTAATTTTGCTAATTCAGCCTATGATCTGTTAAAATAAGGAGAAGCTTATGTGTTTCGGTGGAAGTACACAACAACCAACAATACAACAAGCACCAGCAGTTGAGTCAGCCCCGGTAGCATCACCATTGCCATCACCATCACCAACTAAGGTTGATTCTCAAGTTACTGCTGAAGCCCGGAGAAAGAAAATTGCAGCAGTTAGATATGGCATGATGTCAACGATTAAAACTACATCGCAAGGGATAGTCGGCAAAGGTGCCGAGCTAACACCAGAAAATGGGAAGAGCGAAAAACTAGGAGGTTAAGAGTTTTATGTCAAAGATTACACCGCTTAATGATTTCATTCTATTAGAGCTACCGGTTAATGAAGAATCTAGGATCGTAGTTCCAGAAACAGCAGACAAGACCAAAGTACCGGGATCAAAGCTATTAGTGATTAAAGTTGGTCCTAATTGTAAGAGCGTTAAACCGGGAGATAGGATTTTATGCGATTTTACTAATGCTATGATTCCATTCGCTTTAGAAAAGAGACAAGTATTTATGACTAAAGAGTCTAATGTTCTTGCTGTAATAAGGAGTGAAGAGTCTAGTAAATAAAACAAAAGGATAATATGTCAGAGCAAGCTATTATAAACAAAAACGCTGATAGTAAAGAAGCCAAGGACGGAGTATTCAAGAAAACTGGTTTGAGCAAGGTTAAAATAGTCCAGAGAGCCAATGCCTTGAAAAGAGAAAGTCAGAGTTGGTTAGCAACATGGAAAGACCTTCAAACATATATCTATCCTACAAAGGGATTTTTTCATGCAAAGACTCCTAACATGGGGACAAAGATTGATCATACAGCCTTGATTGATGAAGAAGCTACTATTGATGTAGATACCTTTGCATCTGGTATGATGTCTGGTTTTACTTCACCTTCTAGGCCTTGGTTTAAACTATTCCTTGATGATGATGAGCTTATGGAAAATGACAATGTAAAATATTGGATTGATGAAGTTCAACAGAAAATGTATAGCATCTTCCAAAAGTCTAATACTTACACTGTTTTACATTCAATGTTTAAGGAATTAGCCATTTTTGGTACAGCTTGCTCTTTTGTTGAGGAAGACTTCGATACTGTTATTAGATTGCGTGATTATACTATAGGCGAGTATTCGTTGGGCCGGGATAGCAAAGGCCGGTTAAATGCCTTTTATAGAAGGTTCTGGATGACTGTGGGGCAGGTGGTAGAACAATTTGGGATAGATAATGTTTCCCCTGTTGTTAGTTCAGCCTATAAGAATAATACTCCTGATACTTGGGTTCTAATTAGCCACTTGATTGAGGACAATAACGATAGGATTCCCTTCTTCCAAGATTTTGCTAATATGCGTTATCGATCCATTTATTGGGAAGATGGAGTTCAAGACGATAATTACCTTAGAGTTGGGGGATATGAAGAGTTCCCAATACTTGGGCCAAGATTCGAGACTACTACTACAGCAGATGTCTATGGCAAAGGACCGGGATGGAAGGCTCTTGGTAGTGTTAAGGAATTACAAAAGAAAGTTAAGAATCAATTAGTAGCTCTTGATAAGAATACTGATCCACCTTTACAGAAGGATGCTAATGTCTCCGGGGATGTTAATGTCATGCCTGGGGGGATAACTACTTCTTCTTCAATAGTTCCTAATGCTGGAGTAAGGCCAACTTATCAAGTTGCTCTTGATATCGCAGGGCTTGATGCTTCAATAGATAAAACAAAGTTTACTATCAGGAAGTTCTTTTATGCTGATTTATTCTTGATGATGATAAACGCTGATAGCAAAGGAACGCCAGCTACAGCTACCGAGATTGTTGAAAAACAGAGCGAGAGATTATCTAAGCTTGGACCATTACTTGAAATGTGGCAAGGCGATGAGTTTATAAAAGCTCTGATAGATCGTACGTTTAATATAAGCTTAAGACTTGGGATTTTTCCTCCGGTGCCTCAAGAGTTATCAGAGAAAGAGCTTAAGATTCAATATATCTCTGTTTTAGCTCAGGCTCAAAAGATTGTAGATATAGAAGCAATGGATGTTTGGGCTGCCGGAGTATTTGCTGATGCAGAGGTTAGCCCTGATGCTCTCGATATTATAAACTTTGATGAGAGAAACAAGATCAAAGCTGAAATGTTAGGGATTTCTCCAAAGATTGTTAATAGTCTTGAAGCTATGTCTAAGAAGAGACAAGCTAAAGCTGAAGCTCTTGCTCAGGCAGAAAAGACTCAGTTGATGCTAGCAACAGCTAAGAGTGCTAAGGATGGGGCCGGAGCAGTAAGAGATATGGCTAATGCTCCAATGGGTGAGGATAATGCTTTAGACCGAACACTGGAATCAGTACAAACTATGCAGGGAGAATAATGGATCTAAAATTAAAGGATCCTCTTTATTGCGATGGTTGTGCCAATCTGGAAGAAGCAGTTACCCTTAGCCAGCATAGAAGATGCAAATTGTATAATCTCCAGATGCTAGCAACCAATGATGTTGCAAGAGATAATTCAGTACAGTCTCATTTTATGAGGCCTGATAAGTGTAAGGAAGAGAACGAATGAAATTTAAATATGCGAGTTGGGTATAATTATGGAAGACAATATATTTAAAACAGAAGAGATAAATAAGAAGTTCACAGAAAAAGAGAAGAAGGCTCGTACTAAGGAGCTTCACGATATTAAGACGATATTAAAACTACCGGAGGGCAGGAGGTTTTTATGGAGGCTGCTATCGAAATGCGGAGTGTTCCGTAGTTCTTTCACACCAAACTCCAATCAGACTGCATTTAATGAAGGCGATAGAAACAGAGGCCTTGCTATATTGAGAGATATAGTTGAGGCTGATAGTTCCGCCTACAATAAGATGCAGAATGAGTACATGTCTGCTCTCAATTCAAAACAGGAGGATAAAGATGGCTGAGTTAAATGATGCTTCTGCAAAACCAGAAACAGAAGTTAAAGAACCAATTACTGACGATAGTCTTTTAGGAAACCCTGAGCAAAATAAACCTGTTGTTGATCCTGTTGTGGATGCTCCAAAACCGGATGAGCCAAAGGAAGATTTATTGAGCGAGGCAGACAAAGAAGCGAAGAAAACTGAAGAAGCAGAGAACAAGAGATTGCTTGAAACTGATGATGAAAAATTGTCTGAAGAGGAAAAGACCAAGAAAGCAGAAGTTATAAAGACTCAAGGTGAAGTTAAAGCGAAAGAGGAAGCAGATAAGAAGTTAAAAGAAGTACCTGAGAAATATGAGTTTACGGTTCCTGACGGAATGACTGTGGATCAACCATTGGTTGACAAGGTTAGTCCTATATTGAAGAAACTCAAAGCTTCTCAAGAGGATGCCCAAGAGCTTGTAAGTGCTTATGCAGAACACATGAAAACTCAAGGGGATGCTCAATCAAAATCTTTTGATAAGTTCGTAGCTGATTCCAAGACTGAGACAATTCAAGAGTTAGGTCCTGAGTACAAGAAAGAATTGTCGTTTGCAGCTAAGGCTAGGGGTAGATTACTCTCAGCCGAAACCATTGGGTTGTTAAATGCTTCTGGATTATCTAATAACGTTAATTTCATTAAGGACCTTATTAGAATCGGAAGGTCTATCTCTGAGGATGTTGTGATAAATGGGAAGCCCGGTCCAGTAGGATCGCAGACACTTGCTGAAAAGATATATGGCAAGGGTACTTAAGCGTAATCGGTTAGGAATGTAAAAAAGGAGAAAAAAGATGGCTGAATTAACGAATGATAAAGTAACACTGTTAGATTTCGCTAGGAGAATAGATCCAGACGGAAAGATTGCAGCAATAGCAGAGATTCTTACTAGGTATAACGAAGTCCTTGATGACATAAGTTTTATGGAAGGGAATTTACCTACCGGCCATAAAGTTACTGTTCGAGGAGCTTTGCCTACTATCTCATGGAGACTTTTAAACGAAGGTGTTGTTAGGACCAAGTCCACTACAAACCAAATCACTGAAACTTGCGGTATGATGGAAGCCTATTCTGAAATCGATAAAGATATGGCTTTGCTTAATGGTAATACTTCTGCGTTTAGACTTTCTGAAGATGTAGCTCACATCGAAGCAATGAACCAGTTATTTGCTACAACTTTTATCTATGGTGATACTTCTGTTAGCCCGGAGCAATTTATAGGTTTGGCCCCAAGATATTACACCCTTAGCGGATCTAGTGTTGATGATAATGTTATAGATGGTGGTGGCGTCGGATCAGATAATACTTCTATATGGCTTGTTGGATGGAGTCCGCAAACTATTAGTGGTATATATCCAAAGGGTTCTAAAGCTGGTTTGTCTGTGAATGATCTTGGTGAACAAACAGTTTTGGATTCTAGTAATAGACCTTTCCAGGCTTACCGTACCCATTTCCAATGGAAATGCGGAATCCAAGTTAGAGATTGGAGATACATAGTCCGGATTTGCAACATAGACATTTCTGATCTTGAAACTTCTGGGGATATTGGCGATACTTCTGCAAACATCTTGAAGATGATGTCTCAGGCTTTGGATAAGTTTCCTCCTAATGGCACTGTTAAACCGGTTTTCTATTGCAACAACAGAGTTCGTGCCATGATCAGAGTTAAGTTGTTCAACAAATCAAACGCTTATATTACTCTTGAAGAATTGAAGAGTCCTATTGCCGGGTTGAATAGACCTACTCTTCATTTCATGGGAGTACCTATTCGTAGAGTTGATGAGATTACTGTTGCTGAAGCTCGGATTACCTAGGTTGAGAGCATAGTTCAAAGGGGATAAATTTTATAGGGATTAAGTTTAAGGAGGTTACAAAATGATTATAGACAAAGATCTTGAGATGGATAACGGATATGCAATCTTGGACACTGGTGCTTCAGAGAATTATATTGATTTACTTGCTGCCGGGGATGCGATAGCTCCTGGGGCAAGGATTAAAGTTCAGATTGGTACAGCTTATGTGGATGCAGGTGGCGGAACAATAATTGCTAAGTTGGAGACTGATACTGATTCTGGGTTTGGTACAGCCTTGAAGACTCTTGTTACCGGACCTACAATAACTATTGCTGCTGGAGCTGCTGCTTCTGGCGGAGCAGTTGGCGTGGTTCTGTTGGATGTAGTAATACCTCCAATGGCTTCCCGGTACATAAGGGTTTACTACACCTTTAGTGCTGCTATGGATGCCGGTGCTATGGATGCCCGGATTGTGCTTGATACTGGTAAGACTTTAGATAAACAACTATAGGCTATTAAATTTTAGGGGTTAGGAGCTTATGCTCCTAGCCCTACTTAACTAAAAGGGAGGAGGACCGAATGAAAAAAGGATTTTTAGTAGCCTTATCACTGGTACTGTTGCTCATCTTAGCAATGCCATTGGGCTATTCTTCAGAAAATAGGTGGGGGGGAGTCGATAGAGATAGACTCCTTGGAAAAGTTATGCCTGGCTATATACAATCAGCAGGAACAGCTTTTGGGGCATCTTTGACTATGGCTTCAACTGCAACAGGGGTATCAACAGCAATGTCATTAGCCTATTCATTTATTGGTAAAGTAATAGGAGCTAATGCCGGTGAATTAGGATCTCTTGCTGATGGAACCAAAGGACAAATACTAAAGATATATATTGTCAGTAGAGCAGGATCGGGAACGTATGTATTGACTCCTGCTACAGCTACAGGATTTTCAACTTTGACTTTTGATGCAGCAGCAGAGGAAGCTACATTGTTATACGTCGATGATACTGTCGGGTGGATTATAATTGGAAGTAATGGAGTTACAATAGCAGCATAAAGGAATAAAAAGGGGGAGGTAGAATTGCCTCCTCCTTTTGGTTATGAAAAACCTATATTCTTATATTGTCTCAATACCTCTAATCCTACTAGCTCTTGTACCGGCTATAGCTTTTAAAATAGATATGCCAACAGAAGGGATCTGGTTTTGGTATATATTAGTAGCTGGCTTTTTAGGGTGCTATACTCTATTTTTAAAAGTCAATCCTTTTCTAAAGATACTCGTTGTTGGTTCATTCATTAATTGTTTTTTTAGTTCTGCTCCTTATCTTTCTTTCACTGCTTATATCTCTCTTGTTTTCTGTTGTTACTTTTATATCCTATGTTTGAAAGTAAAAGATTGGACCGTTATCTTTAATGTAGTTAAGACTCTTTTAATCTTAAATGTTTTTATTCTAATCATGCAAATTTTTGGAAAAGATACTTTGTTACAATTTGGCCAGAATGGATTAAACAACAGGGGGATAGTTGGTAATACTATGCAGATGGGAAGTCTGAGTGTGGTATTGTCTTCGATACTAATTTTAGTAAACCCTTTATTTATTGCATTTCCAATAATCGTTTCAAAGTTTTATCACTCAGCAGGGGCGTGGTTGTCTGGGTTTGTAGGAGCTTTTATTTATTTATTTATGAAGTACATTAAAAATAATAAGAAAGAAGTGGTGATTACAATAGGAATAATTGTCTTAACCATTTTTCTAGTCTTTGCTTTTAGATCAGGAGAGATACAAAACTTAAAAACAGGTTCAAGACTACATGTATGGGTAAAATCAATTCAGCTTACTAATGAACATCCAATAATGGGATATGGAATCGGAACCTTTAAGCATCTTTTCCATCCATTATCAGGGATGAAGACTGTTGCTTTTAGAACAGCACACAATTTCTTCGTTCAGATTTTATTTGAAACAGGGTATTCCGGGCTTTTATTTATCTTAAGCATGTTGAGCTATCTATTTTATAAACTGATTAAGACAAAGAGTATCTTATGTTTAGTGGGTTTATCGATGCTAGTTGCTGATGGGTTAGTACACTTCCCGGATAGGATGATCCAAGCAATTTTGCTTATCGTTATGTTTTTAGCGTATTGTACCGTAAAAATAAAGGAGAGATCCGATGGCAGGACCGAGTAAAGTTAGTATTTGGAATTTAGCATTAAGCCATATTGGCCAAGCATCGGTTGAGTCAGACACAGAAGATAGTGTTCAAGCTGATGCGTTAAACCTTGTTTGGGATTTTGCTCGTAAAGAAGCACTAAGAAGCTATAAGTGGGGATTTTGTACGGTGAGAAAAGCACTAGCTCTTGTTGCTAATTATACTCCTCTTGAATTTACTTATGCGTATGCTTACCCCTCAAACGGATTAAAGATTTGGAAATTAACTTATGATGGAGCCGGAGAAGATGCTGCCGGTTCAAATTATAAAAAGCTTTATGATCCAGACAATAACCAGATAGTTCTTATAACTGATGAAGAGGATGCCTATGTTGAATATTCTTATGATATAACAGACACGACTAAGTATGATCCGAGCTTTGTTGATGCACTGTCTCATAGGTTAGCAGCTTCGCTTGCAATACCTTTGAATGGTACGCCTAAGCTTGCTGAATCCGAGATTATTATTTTCAATGGATTAATTTCTGAAGCTAAAAGAGCAGATTCTAACGAGAGGGATGTTACTCACCCTAACAATGAGAAGTCTGGAATAATAGATGCGAGAGCATAAAAGGAGGATTCGATGTCATTAAAAGATTTAGGAAGAGAGGAAAAAGAATTTTACGATGGGCCAGAAATAGCCAAAGGAGAGCCAAGGATTAATTATCCAGAGATAAGTTTGCCTTTGGATCTTGTTAAGGATATGGACCTAAATGTTGGCGATGAAGTTACTATAACTGTCAAAGGCAAGATAAGTGGTTTGGAAGATACTAAGTATAACAAGAGCGTTACTATAGAAGGCAAAGAAGGCGAAATAGTTAAAGATACCAAAAGTAAATAATAACAATGGATGAAAATTTAACAGGTATCAAGACAGCGTTTACGGGGGGAGAGTTAGCACCTTCTCTTTATTCAAGGGTTGATGTTAAGAGATATAATATCAGTGCGAAACAACTCCGCAACTTTATTATTCAACCTCATGGATCAATTTCTAATAGACCAGGGTTTGAATACATTGCTACTGGAAAGACAGAAGGTAAAAAGATCCGGATGTTTCCCTTTGAGTTTTCAACTATCCAGACTTATACACTAGAGTTTGGAGAATACTACATTAGATTTTATACTGATGGAGCAGTAATAGAAAAAGATGCTGGATCTGCCTGGACCACTGCAACTGATTATGTTGTCAATGATCTTGTTAGTAGCGGAGGAGTTATCTATATTTGCTTGTTCGCTCA